AAAGGAAGGAAACAAGTTCAAAAGGAATGTTTTTTATTTCCCTTGGTGGTGGTGGTTTTCCCTTGGTGTCCCCTGGTGTCCCCTGGTGTCCCCGGTGTCCCCTGGCAAAACTCTTAAAAACGAAAAAACGGGTAATCCTTAGTAACCTAGTCAACTTACTTAGGCTTAGGGAAAAACAGGTAACACCAGGGAAGAGAATACACTCTGAATGTTTTGTTTTTCCCGTCCCTATTGAGATTCCAGGCACCTAGTAAGAACGGGACCGGATTCCGGGTGATTTCCAGGGGAAATTAGAAAGGGGCCAAGGGGGAACGATGGCAAATCCCCACGTTATATTACCCCTTCACACTTTTTTAACTAAACTACCAGGGGTGGTGGTCTTTGTTGTTATCGGTTATTGGTCTTTGTTGTTGGTAAGGTGATAATTAAAATCACTTCAAACATGACCTAGTGCTCCACTCTTTAAGTCCTCCTTAAGTCCTCCTTAAGTCCTCCTAAGTACTCTTAGGTACTCTTAGGTACTCTTAAGTAAACTTAGAACAACTAACAAGGACAAAAAAGAAGACCTATTTAAGAGTACAATCTAGAGAAGAGACATAAAGACTTACCAATAGATCTCCCTATCTCAATGGTTTTGTTGAATTCCCCCCCTATAGTCCCCCCCTTTTTTTTTCTTCTCCTACTGTGACGACGACAACTAAATCGACACGTTATCCATGTGTGTCGAAAAAGGGGTGTTCAAATCGACACATGGCCTCATTGGCCCGTATTTGGCTTCTGAGAGGTCGAGGGGTCGTTTGGGTGTGGGGAGTCTCGGGAGAGGTTCAAAGCCCGTTAAGGGGCATCCTCGTCCCATTTAGAGCACACTCTCAACGATTGCCTCAAAGTAACACCGCACTAGGTAGTGTTTGCCCTCTTTGTGTCGAAAGATCGACCAATTCTGGGAGTTGGAACCAAAGAACGGTTCCAGGATCAGGCACACTGGAATGAGTTTGCGAAGGAAAAGCGATCCGCGCCCCCCACTTTTGATTGGTTTTGGTCCCCGTTCCTTCAAGGTTGGAAAGAAATCGGTCATCTTTTGGGAAAAGTGTTGGGCAAACTGTGCTCCTTTTTGAGAAGAGTGCCAAAAAAGGAACTCATGTCCATTTGCGTGGGGCGAACTTGACGAATTAAAGTGCAACTCGACCACAAGTGCGACCGTTCCTAGTGAACTTACCTTGTCTGCAAGCCACTTGATTGCCTGGGAATACGTCTTTCCTCCGTAGTTACTAAGTAAAACAGGCTTAACCAGTGCGCTTTCCTCCAGCAACTCACACAGTTCAGTGGCGATTTCAAGGTTATATCGGTGCTCTGAGACAGAACCGTCCCAGGATTCCGCACCGTTGTCCCCCTTTCGACTGTGACCCACGGCAACCACTACGATGGGACGGTCGTCCTTGTCCGGTGTGGGAGGAAAGTCCCGTCCCTCTGCCTTGCTCTTCAGTAGCTCTAGAGTAACGTCCCGGTGGTGTTGGAGATCCGGGGAGTCTGCGTAAAGTTCGTTGAGTGCGTTGTAAAGAAGCCGGTAAATAATTTTCATTTGAGACGTTGTTTTTCCACCTTTATAGCCAATTCGGGGACGATCTGCCCCCTTTGCGATTGTAGTAGGAATCAGCAAGTTTCCGCAACTCATCGCTGAGAAGATCCTCTTTTCGTTCAGTGCGCTTTGTGTCTGCGTCCTGTGCCATCTGGTCAACCCAATATTGGACTGCCATTGCAAGTGCGTCGAGTCTGTCATCGTGGGTCAGTGATCCTTTTTGCCCGGTGATCCTGGAGAGTTGGTAGATTAACTGGTAGCGGAGTTGGGACTCCAGTGGGTATTTCTGGCACGATTCGTAGTCGAGTTTGATGACCTTGGGGTCGATAACAAGCCTGTGCTGGTTGAGCACGGGTTCCATGACATCGATGATGCGCCGTTCCTTTTGGATGTTGTGACGGACTTCCTCAAGGGAGCAAGGATGAACCTTTTCAAGATACGGTTTGAAGATCTCGGAGAACATCCCGTCACCAAAGTTGCTTTCTATGATGATGGCGTTGGTCTTGTGTTCGTGGGCTTTAAGGGCAAGCGTTTTGAGGGTGTGCTCGTTGTAGCCCCCTTGGGTTCCACCACAATCAGCAACAAAAAGGTATCCGTTCAGCATCTTTACAACTGCCCACGATGTCTCGTCCTTTCCTCGTCCTGACGGGTCAATGGACATGACACTTCCGGTGAACGGGATGTAGTCCCCCACGATCTTCATCGGTCGATAGAATCGGTCCCCGGTGAACCCCACGTTAGGCACACTGTCATCCCAGGTGTTCTCGGGAGCTTGCGCCCACACCACCTTTTCCGGTGCCGTCTCGCCATCGATGTCCATGACAACAAGGTCGTTCACCTTCAGCGGGAACTTGTCCATGTCGGACAACTTGGGGTCCAGCATGAACTGCATGGCGAACCCGGAGCGTCCGTAGGAGACTTCACGTTCCGCAAGGTCGATGTCACTGAAGCGTGTTGGCTCAGTAGCGTCCCCTACGTGTTTTTTGTCGGAGGTTACGCAGATACCGCTTACCAGAGACTTGTAGATCTTCTCGTTGCGTTGCGGGGTGATCTTCTTTGCCGTCCAGATCTGGGTGGAGTATTCGCGTTCAACGAGTTTGTTGTAGATGCTGTCCTCGCACTGTGGGGTGCCAAGAAAGAGCACCTTGCAGTCGTCGTCCGGTTTCAGGATCGCTTCAAACTCCTTTACCTGCTCGGAGAGTTTGTCCCGCATCCCTTGGGTTGCACTGTTGTTTGGAACCTCCACATCATCGGCAACGATCAGGTCAGCACGGGAACCTGTAAGTTGGGAGGTGATCCCAAGGGACTTTACTGAGGGGGCGTGAGATGCCGTGGCGGGACCGACATCAAACGATATCTTACTGAAGCGTTGTTTGTCCTTTGGTTTGAGGTGCGCCAGGATCGGCATTTCGTGGATCAGACGCAGCGTGAACGTGCTGAAGTCGTCTGCCCGTGTCTTGGATGCGGAGACAACAAGGATGTTCTTCTGGGGGTCCAGATACAACTGGTGAACGACATAAGCTGAACAAATCCAGCTTTTGCCCACTCCCCGGAACCCTTGGATTACACCCCGCTTAGGACCGTTTTGCATCCACTCAGCAATCTCATACTGGATCGGAGTGGGGTCTGGTAGCTTGAGGTGTTTCCAACAGACAAACAAAAAGTTCCGAAAGTCCGTTAGTTGTTCCTCTACTTTCATTCGTTAGCTACCGCACAGAGATCCTCGTCGTCGTCGTCTTGGAACGGAAGGACGTTTACCAGTTCCGCAAGGGGAGATCCCTCGGATACACTGGTGTGGATGTTGTTGTCCTTGAGGAGTTGCCGTGCTGCGTTGAGCAACGAAGGGGCAGCTTCGCCCTCCTGGATGCGTGAGGTGAACTCGTCAATTAAAAGATCCTGGAGTGCGTCGAGTTTCAGCGACTTGTTTTCCTGTGTAGATTCACTCATAAAGAAAAGAAATATGGGGATATTGTGGTCGGACCCTACTTCTTTTTTATAAGTTGTGCGATCTTTAAAGCCATATAAAGCAGTGTGGCGAATCCAACTGCGATTGCCACCAGGGTGTTCACTTGCTCAAGGGTAAGGTTCAAAACAAAACCAGTAACTCCGACTAACGATGGTGACACAGTGTTGTTCATTGCTCGATTCCATTTAAAATTTTTAGGGTGTCGGTATTGGATTACCTTGTGTTGCTTGTTCGTAATACAGTTTGCGTGCGTCCTTGAACCCCTTAACAAGTTCAGGGAACTCCTTGAGCATCTGGTATTGTGCTCGGGTGCGATAAGCACGAATCACCTTGTTGGCAAACCCTACCCTTGGAGTCTTTTTGCCTGTCTGTTCGTGAGGGATGTGCTCGGGGATGCTTTTGTATCCAGAACTTTGAAACAGCTTCTTTAGAGCTTGCTTTAGCGTGCGTCCGTTGATCTTTACTTCTGAGGAGAGTTCAAGCCACCTGTCATACGCTTGCCGTCCTTGGGAGTTGTACATCTCAGTGAGGTTCAACTCAGGAATCCCCCGGAAATTCTTCTCAGGTTTGGAGAACCCGTGACGAAGGTTAGCGATCTCATTGTCCACAAGGCTTTTGGATACCCTGGAAACCTGTGCAAAGTTGGCAGGTTCAAGGATTCCAAGGACGTTATCCCGATACACAGGGTCTCCAAGGACGGTGCGTTTCGGTGGGATGTGTTCCCCTGCTCCTGGAACCCGGCGAAGTATTGCATCTGTCCACCCTCGGGTCTCTCGGATCATTCGCCTTCCTTCGTCGTCATTAAAGAATCCAGTGTCCTGCGTCTTGTTAAGGATGTTGGGAACGAACCCCGCAATAATATCTCTACTTAGTTTGGGAAAGTAAGTTCCAGGGTCTCTCGCTACGTTAAGCAAATTATTAAACCCACGAAGATAAGACCTGTCAGTGATGTTAAACGCTACTGACAATGAAAGAGCAG